AGCGGCGAACTCGCAGGTTACTGCTAACAACCTCAACGACCACGTTGATCAGGCTGTATTGTTGCCCGGTGCCATTTCAGCTCAAAACTCATCCACTCCACAAGTGGGCGATTTTGTTATCGCTGAACGTACAGGATCGCTTTTTAAATATACGCTTGAAAGTATAAGGACGTTGTTTTCTGCCGTTTTTGTGCAGCTTACAGGTGGCACCATGACTGGTCCGCTTATTCTGAATAACAGCAGTCCGGCAACTTCCGCTACAGCAGCCAGCAAGGGGTATGTTGATACTAAAACAGCAGCGGCAACATTGCCAGGGGCAATTGTGATGTGGGGTGGATCGACGCCTCCGTCTGGCTGGCTAGAGTGTAAGGGGCAGTCCACGGCTGGATATGCCAACCTTATTGCAATTTATGGTACAAACTTACCTGACTTGCGGGGTGAGTTTATCCGTGGATGGGATAATGGGAAGGGTGTTGATCCGGGGCGCGGAATTCGGTCTTTTCAAAGTCAAGATGTCCAGCCACACACGCATAGTTATACTGCGACTGGATCTGAAAACTCTGCTAACCAAGGCGGATATCCTACAGGACTTATTCCAAGCCAATCCTCATCCACCACTGGATCCACTGGCGGCACAGAAACCCGTCCCCGCAACGTGGCCTTGATGTTCATAGTCAAAACCTAATGACAGTCCAAGACTGGGAACAACTTGTCGATACACTATATGAACAATGCCGAAACCATCTTCAACTTCTTGGGCAAGTCTCCCGAGATGACGTTGACGGATATCTCAGCTTTTATGGTGTCCATGACAGTATTTATGTGGCTCGCCGCAACGGCATCATCACGGGCATCTCGACTACACATCCGGGCGTTAGCGACTTTAATTGGAAGTGGCGCAAGCAGGATGGCCTGTGGACGATCCACATGGCATGGGCAAGTGAACCTGAAGCGGTTGCTCAAATGTTTAACCAGTTCTTTGAACGCAAATCACCAATCACGCAAGTGTGGGCATGGAGACATGATCATGCCGTTCCAGTCACCCCAAGGAAACTAGAAAGACTTTTATATGGGCTCGGGTAAAACTCAAGTTTATCAACCACCAGCAGCTCCTAACTACCAGGAGTCGATGCGGTCTATTTTGCAGGCGCAGATTGATCTTGCCCCGCAGGTGTATGCCAGTGAGGAGATCTATCAGCCTAAATATCAGGCCTTACAGGATCAGATTGCTAGGCAAGCTGCCCAGAGTCAGATTGGCATGTATCAACAGCTTCAGCCTGCGTACTCGCAGCTAGAAGAGGATTACATGAAGAGTCAGCAGGCAGCGCAATTGCGCGGCTTGCAGCAGCGTGCACCCGAATACATTCAAGCTTTTCAAGAAGCTCAAGGTGTTGGTGGCATTAACCGCGCTTTACAGCAGTATACGCAACAGAAGCTCGGCGCTTTACAGGCTGACGGGACCAACATCTCGCCCCAAGAACAACGCGCTATTGAGCAGCAGACACGCGCAGGCTACGCAACTCGCGGAACGGCACTTGGCGCACAGTCCAACCTTGCAGAGGTACTCAACCGCTACAACGCCCGGCAGGCACGGGAACAGCAACTTGTCGCTCTTGGCACAGGTTTGGGTGGCTACTTTGCGCAACAATCAGATCCTGCGCTTAAATCGTTCTATCAACAGCCTATGTACTCAACCGCCTTTGGTGGACAGGCCGCGCAGAACGCAATGATGGGCCAACAGCAGGCTGGCCCACAGTACTTCAATCCAGAGTCACAGACTGGCATGGGCTCGATCTACGGAGCTTACAACGCGCAGATGCAGCTTGCGGCTGGCACAGCGCAGGCTAGAGCGGCAGAACGCGCAGGGCGTTATCAAATGTGGGGAGCAATGGCTGGCGGGGGCGCTCAGGCAGCGGGATCTGTTGCGGCTGCTGCGGCTGTTTGCTGGCTTGCAAGAGCTTGTTTTGGAACCGAAACAAATCGCTGGAAAGAATTTCGCTCCAACATGATAAAGCATGCTTCTCATGAGTTTATTGCTTGGTACTTAAAGAACGGCAAAAAGCTTGCAGAGAAAATTGAAAATTCAGTGCTTGCAAAGGCGGTTGGAAAACTGCTTTTAAGTGCGCTTGAATTTAAATGGACGCACTAAAAATTCGACTTGAAGGTGCCCAACGGGCATGTACTCCAAAAGAAACAATCTCCAGGATGATGCCGCACTTTCATGTGGCTGGCATTACGCGAGTTAGTGAAATAACTGGGTTGGATCGAGTTGGCATTCCAGTTGCCCAGTGTATTCGTCCAAGCGCACAGTACCTATCCGTTGACTCTGGCAAAGGGGCAACTGCTGAAGCCGCTATTTGTAGCGCAATTATGGAGGGGTTTGAGCGACACGTTGGAGAAAACTTTAATCCAGAATTTATCAGCGGCACTTGCAGCAAAGTTGAATTACAATTTTTTAGAGACGTGCTTTCACTCTTCTTCAAATGGATTAAGTAGCGGAAATACATTACATGAAGCTATTGCTGGCGCTTTGTACGAAATCATTGAGCGAGACCAAGTAAGGTGTGCGTTTCACACTGAAAAAACACTAAAAAAAGTTAATTTTAACTCCATAAAAAACGAGGTTTTAGGGGCGCTTATAGAAAAGTTAAAAAGCAAATCACTAATGACAGTTTTGTTTGACTGTACCGGTGATATAAAAATCCCCACCTACACAGCATACATTTACGACAGCGAACAAAACATGCAGGCATACAGAGGATATGCTACACATTTAGACCCAGAAGTTGCTCAATGCCGGGCTGTCTGTGAAGCTGTGCAATCGAGGCTGGTGTATTTGTCTGGAAGTCGCGATGACATTTACCATGAAAAGTTTACAAAATACATGGCAAGTCAAGGGGCTAAAAACCTAGAAAAAATAATTTTATGGCAGGAAAGCGTTGATAGTTCCAGACATGAAGATTGCAGTACTGACTCTTTTGAAAAAGACATACAAGTTATTTTACAAAAATTAAGTGACTCTAAAATTCCAGAACCATTAATAATTGAAATTAAACATCCATATCCATGTAGCGTTGTTAAGATTTTGATTCCAACGCTTGAAGGATACATTGGCGGCAGTGTTCAGTATGGAGGCAGGCTATGAAGATATTTATAGGGCCAACAGGCAGAGGGCTTGACCTATCTGGGTTGACCGTGCTTCCGCCAGCACAGCAGGGCGACATTGCAACCGAAGTTCTTAAAGGCCCAGATACCTTGATTTTAATTGATGGTTACTTTACTCAGCACCTTGCCCCTTGGCACAAAGAGATCCTCTTTGCTATCGAAAAGGGATGTCGAGTCATTGGGGCTGGTTCGCTTGGGGCGCTGCGGGCTGTGGAGTGCAAGCGATACGGAATGGAAGCTGTTGGTGTAATTGCAAAATGGTATGAAAACTACACTTGTTTGGATGATTCAGAAGTTGCCTTGGCTCATTCTTGTGCCGAAGATGGATATGTTCCGTTGTCTGTTCCTTTGGTAAACATCCGGGCTACTGTTCAAGCTTTAAACGAAGATCCGGGTATAATCAAAACGTGCAGCGACATCTTCTACATGGAGAGAAGCTGGCCAAAGATTAAGTCAGTCATCGGCGTAAAAGCCGACCTTCTTAAGGAGCATTATGTTGACCAAAAGGCTATCGACGCAAAGGCGGCTATCGAGGTGGCAAAAACACTTAAGGCATCTAGGCTTTGCGATAGATCAAACCACAGCGGATGCTTGGACGCCATGTTGGCTGTTGATGTTACAAACAAAGACGGCAAACGACTTTGGGAAACTGCACAACTTAGAGAGGAAGCAACAGATTTTTGGCTTTTGACTGAGTTTGCCAGCCTGCTTGGAATAGCTGCGTCCCAAGAACAAGTGGACTTTTATTCAAGTCAGGCGTGGGCTAATCTAGGGATTAATTCCCCAGAAGAAGCGCAGGCATGGCAGCTACAGAACGGCATCACAGATCAAACGTGGAATTTGTTTGCATTTAAAGAGGCAGTCAAGCAAAATGCAAGAAATTGGTTCAACGCAATAACTTCAGGAGTTGAGTGCATTCAAGTCACCAATCAATACCAACTTTTAAAGAATAAGCCCTATGGCAAAACCTCGTGAAATATACAACACGCCCGCCCCGCAGGCTATGGGCCAAATGGGCGCTGGAATTGCTGAGTCTTATGGCCGCGCAGGCGAAATGATGATGCGCGGATATGCTTCTGCTGGAGAGAGCATTGGCAAGGGCATTGCAAGTGCGGCGTCAGCGGTGGCTGGGTACATGAAAGAGGCCAAGCAACTTGAGTCGCAGAATAAGTCTTACGAGAACTTGCTTAAGAATTCCTTGGTTCAGAACATGTTATTTCAAGATAAGCAAGGCCCAGAAGGCGTAATTACCGCCAAGGATCAAGCTTCTCAATTTATTGCGCAGACTGCTGACATGAAGCCGTCGGAGAAGAATATGGTCTATAACATGATCGTGCCTCCGGCTATCGGGCAGTACTACAAGATGCAGCAGATTGAGGCGGAGCAAAAGGGGCTGTATAATCGGGCAGTGGCAACCAAAAAGCTGCCACTTGATCTTGGTGGATTAGACACAGCAATTGATTCAATTTGGAATCCAAAGCCAGCACCGTCGTCAACGCAGCCATCAATGCAGGACACCACAGCACCTGCCACAGACCTTGCCGCCTTTCTTAGAAGTCGAGGATGGAGCGGAAGAGGCCCGGTTCCCCAGGCGCTGATGGATGAATACAATGCAAGTATGGGCCGTTAACTTTTAATACGATGCCAGCATTTCCTTACACTTCAAATAACTTTGCCGCTCTTGCCGATTATTACATGGCAAATCAGCCGCAGCCTGCCATTCAGTTGCCTATTGAAGCTATGGATCCCAATATGGGCTATCCACTCACGCCCCAACAGGAGGCCATGTATGCGCAGGCGTCTCCTCGTCGAGTTGTGCAGTTGACGCCGGAAGAGATGGCTGCATTTAACGCACAGCGCAGCCAGGTTGATACAAGTTACAGCGGTTCTGGTGCAGACTTTAGTGAACCACAAGCTGTGCAGGCAGCGCCTGTGGCACCTCAAGCTGAACCTGCGGTACAAGCAGAGCAGCCATTGTATCCAGAGCGAGAGCATGAGCTTCGCAGGCAAGAGTTGCGAGCAAAAGTGTTGGCTACGAATAAATTGATGGATTCACTTATTCAAAAAAATCTTGACTATTCGGAAGCTATACAATCCAGTTTTAAAAGAAAACTTGAAGCTCTTGTTGATCCAGAGCAGCTTAAATCTTTTGATGAAAGCAATGCCGCTAAGTCAGTATGGGCTGAGTTGCCATCATTAAGAAAAGAGCGCGACTTTGTTAAAACAATTCGAGAAGACATATTGCAGGCTGAAAAGATACAAAAAGACGATCCAACAAATAAAGCCCGGCTTGTTATTTCGCTTCAGACAATTCTTCCAAAGATGATTCAGTCTGCCGCCTCCGGTGGATCTGACGCAGTTCAGATGCAGGAATTTATGAAACTTGCACCAGAGCTTGTGAATGGCTACGCAGAATATGCTACATCAATTGGAAAAGATCCACTTTCAAGCGGAACATATTTTCAATGGTTAAATTCAAGTCAGTTTAAAAAGACGGCAGATCCAGAGGCGTTTATTCAAAAGGTAAAAGAAAAATACAACGTAATTGCATCTGCAAGAAATAGCGTTGTAGAAGAATTTCAAAACAGAACTTCACCTGAGTGGTTTAGTAAAACTGGAATTAAAGAACTTCCATTGTTTAAGTCTGACATTGAATCTGAGCTTAATAAACAACAGCCAGCGAAACAAATGGCTGCTCCAAATGTTCAATCTCTTTTAGAGAAATACAAATAATGGCTACAATCCAAGAGCTTAGTGATGCGCTGATAAAGGCTGACGCGGCTGGCAATACGCAGGACGCTAAAGCTCTTGCTGATGCCATACGTCAAATGCAGTCTCAGCCTGAAGCAGCACAAGAGCCTGTCAGCACGACTGGCGACGTTGCCCGTGGACTTGCTCGCGGGATGGGGCCAGTCGCTATGGGTGCCGCAGCTGGATTGGTTAGCCCTATTCCCGGTGGGGCTGCGATGGGCGCTACAGCAGTAGCAGCAGGACAGCTTATTGGAGATCCGCTAGTGCTTGGCCTGAACCACTTCATGGGCACTAACCTAAGAACTCCTACGGAGCTTTTTGGTGAGCTGTTTACCCAGCTTGGCATTGATCCCGCCAGTACTGAGGCTGGTCGAGTTGCAGAATCCGTCGGCAGTTCGGTTGCGTCTACTGCGGCTGGCATCGGACTGGGTAACGTGCTTAAGGGTGCTGCATCCGCAACCGCAAAGAAGATTGGCGCTGTACTTGCAGATAAGCCGCTGCAACAACTTGCATCCGCTACGGCTGGTGGAGCTACGGCTGAACTTGCTAGGTACGGCGCAGAAGAGCTTGGAGCAGGCACAAAGGGGCAGATTGCTGCGTCGTTAGTTGGCGGCATCACTGGCGGGTTAACTGGAGCAAAACTAGCTGGGCTACGGCCAACTGCACGCACAGCTCCGGCAGTAGCAGGCATGACCGCAGCAGAAACGGCCCAAGCTGTAGCTGAGGCTGAAGCTGCTGGAAGGCTCATTCGTTCATCTGATGTCATTCAGCCAG